GTAATCCATCCCTTTGGTATATTCATCCGACCATTACTTTCTGGTTCGGCCCAAGTTGTTGCAATACATACTGCTTTTCTATCTTCTGCTACTAAAAAACCTACAGACATTACTTCTGCAAGTTCTGTTTCTCTAGTCTCACTCCATCCATGATCTGATAAAGCATCTCTCCAGTGTATAACTTCTACTGAATCTACATCAACTTTACTATCTTTCTTACTCTTTGTTGGTTTCGTCATCTTTATCATTTTTTAATTCCACTAATTTTAATCTATTCAATGGTACTTGAAAAAACATTTCACCAGATGGTACATATTTATTAGGTACTTCTACTACTGGCGATGCTTCAACGTCTTCTCCTTTAATAAAGAAAGCATATTCTTGTTCATTATTAAGGATGAGAAAATGTGTCTGCATACCGTACTTATCTTTGTCCAAGTACTTAGCTTTTCTGTGTGGTATTTGGCAAGTTTTATATTTAAAGTCCTTACCTTTCCATGCTCGTTTGATTTCCATTTCACAATAAAATTCTCCATCAATAACTAAGTCAGGCCCATACTTATCGGGATTATCTACAGCAACTCTACCTAGAGAATCCCAATATGTTTTACCTACACTCCTAGCTAACTCATCATTAGCTTTAAATAACTTATAGTCAAACTTCTTTCTTTTATCCATGACAACTTATACACTCCTCTGCATCTTTCAAAGCATTTCGTTGGACCTGTGTACTAACCTTCTCAGCTTGATTGCCAGAGCTAGTACGCAGATAGTAAAGTCCCTTTAACTTTTTCTTCCATGCTTTTATATGCACTGAATTTACATAACTCTTATCACTTCCTGCAGGAAAGAATAAGTTAACTGACTGCCCTTGACATATAAACTCTTGACGATCTGCAGCATGTTCTATCACCCATGCCTGATCAATCTCAAAGGCTGTCTTAAATATATCTCTTTCAAATTCTGATAGAAAGTCTAAGTGTTGTACAGAACCTTCATTGATGATAATACTTTGCCATGTTTTTTCATCATTAGCATTATGTTTTTCTAATACATCAACAAGGTATCTATTTTTAATTAAGTGTGATCCTGCTCTTGTCCTATGAACGTACGCATTCGACTTAATAGGTTCGATACTAGCAGTACAGCCACAAATAATACTGCTGTTGGCATTAGGAGCAACAGCAAGCAAATGTGCATTACGAACATTGGAACCAAAAAGATCACCTGGAGTACCACGTTCTGTTGCAAGTAGCTTTGTTTCCAATAAGGCTTCATCTTTTATATATTTAAATATTCTTCTGTTTAACGATTTAGCTATGGCACTTTCAAATGGAGTATTGTACTTTTGTAAATATCCATGAAATCCCATAGCACCTAACCCTAAAGATCTTTCTCGAAGAGCACTCTTCTTTGCACGAATAAGTTCTGGTGGTGCATTATCAATGAATGCTTGAAGAACATTATCCAGAAAACGAATCAGATCTCTGACCATAGTTGTTCTTCTCCAGTCATCATACTTTTCTAAGTTAACTGAGGATAAACAACATACTGCTGTTCGATCTTCATTGGTAGGTAAGTGTATCTCATTACACAAATTACTACCATGAATCTTTAGACCTTGCTGCTTGAGAGCTTCAGGCATTGCTTCATTAGCTGTATCTATAAAGTTAATGTAAGGTGAGCCTGTCCTAAATCTAGCTTCTAGGATTCTTTCCCATAACTTCCTAGCTGAGATTTTATCTCTGTATAGACCAGTGTGAGGATCAGTTAGTTCGATCATCTCATCAGCCTCAAGTCGTTTCATAAACTTATTGGTAACATTAACAGCATTGAATAAGTTGAAACACTTACGATTAGCATCACCGCCAGTAGGCAGCTTGAAATTAATAAACTCAATAATGTCAGGATGGTCAATATCCAAGTACGCAGCATAGCTTCCCTTTCTAGTTTTACCTTGTTTGTATGCAGTCATTTGGCTATCTACAACTTTGAGGAAGGGGATTGGTCCTGGAGCTTTGTCACTGACTGCCCTCACATCAGACCAGTGACCACCAACCCCACCACCTTTTACAGATAACCATGCAACTTCTGTATTGTGTGCAATTAGATCACCTAATGTATCACCTACATAGGATAAAAAACAACTAATTGGTAGAGCCTTAAATGATTCACCCCATCTAGGAGCATTACTAAGAACTGGACTAGCAAACATAAACCATTGCTTACTAGCATAATCATAAATTCTTTGAGCAAACCTGTAGTCACCATCACAATAAGCAAGTGCTGCTCTAGCAAAAGCTTCTTGTGGAGAAGACTCTCCTCTGATCATATAATAATCTTTTAGCAATTGTGTTGCTTGATCTGATAGCAACTTGTCCCTAGATAAATCTATCTTTATCTTATCCATTACCAATTAACTCCCTTAGTTTCTTTTAGTAACTTTATCATAGCTTTTAAATACCATTCTGCTTTTTCTGCATCTTGCAAAGGTTTATCTTTATTCCACATCCTCATAATATATTTAAGTATATTACCTTGACAATACGATATAGCTTCATGTTTACCCAATGTATCTACAATTACATCATAGGTTTCATACTTACCTTTGTTGTAATGTTCAGGGTGATTCACCATATCCTTTATAATTTTTTGTGTCATTATGCATTGCCTTCAGTTTTAGTCCATGAAGATAAATGAGATACTACTTTCTTTTCTTTTACATTACCTAGTTCACCTGATGTAGCCATTCTATCCATTTCTTCTGAAACCCTATCTGCAAAATCTTTATTTGTATTTAGTAAATGGAAGCATGTTACCAAAGCATACATTGTATCTTTAATAATCTCATGCTCTTCATCTTCTAATCTTGTAACGGGCATAATTAAAGCACTTAAATCTACTTTACCTATCCAACCTTTTTCATCAAAGGCAGGTCTTATTACAACTGCAACATCATCATCTTTTAATTTAGTGTGTGCATTTTCTGCAGTAATTGTTTCTTCATCATCTCTATCAAACATAGTGCTTTATCCCTTTAAAATTAATTAACTCAGGTACTTCTACTTTTTTACTACAATCTAACCATTCTTCTGGTATTACTTTTGTTGCATATAAGAAGTTATATTTCTCGCACCACTTTGCATATGTTGTTTTAGATTTCTTGTTTAGTTTTTTATTACTGTTTGTAAATATAAATCTTATATCTAACTCTGGATGCTGCTTCTGTATTAGTATATGTTTTCTTCTATCTGATGGTGTAAACAATCCTTTTGTTTCTATGATTACTCCATTAGGTAGTACAAAGTCTGGTGTATATTTTCTATATGCCAGATCTTCCCATTCTATTTTTATTGTTTCATAACCTACATCTAACTTAGCTTCTGTTAGTTGCTTTTGTACTTCAACCTCAAGTCCACTTCTATATCCTTTTCTTTTAGAGGCTGCATACGACTTTGCATTAAACATTATCTAACTTCTGTGTAGCATACCATCGGTGGGTTTTCAGCTTGTGAAACTTTAGATGGCATCTCTTTTAATCCAGGCCAACAGGCATGTCTATATGCACACCATGAACATTCTTTACCTAACTTACGATTACCTGAAGGTTTTTTACGATAGGTTTCAGGTTCATCTTCAAAGCATCTTCTAAATTTATTTTCTTGTAACTCTTTATGTAATTGTTTTGTTTTTTGTAAAACATCTTTTGTATTCAAGTTTGGTGAGTCAACATGTTTGAACTCACCTGTTCCTTTATTAATCACCCACCAACCATTTGGTTTTGTATTAGTAGCTTCAGCATATCCTGCTAACTGAGCTATATAACCAAAGCTATCTTTTTCAGCTAGTGTATCGTATGTTTTAAATTTATTTTGATAAGACCACGGGCTTGCAGATTTAATGTCAGCAACTCCTGTATCAAATATAATGTCTGGTGTTCCAGGTATCTTGCAGCCATCACCAAGATCTAACTCAACTTGTTCTCCATTTTTATATGAAACACCTGAGGCTGTAAGTAAACCTTTGAATACAGCCTCAAGTATATCACCTATCAACATCATAATAATAAAGTTAGCTGATGGAGGAAGAGCCGACTCTGGCTTGTTTTTATCAAACCAGAGTTGGCAATAGGGTCTGCCGATATTAGACATCCGAAGTGTAAAGTCCTGATTCTTTTTCTCGACAAACTGTTTATTGAGTGCAATCTCAATATCTTTAACAATACCTTTTAATACTTTCTTAGATAGAACAGTATCTTTAGCAGTAATGCTATTAAGATATTTATGGATTGCTAATTCAATAGGATTAGACAGCATTACCTATCTCATCAATCTCAACAAACTCGTTAACTAAAGCATCATTCTCTTGTTGCTTTTTAGCATCAATAGATTCCTGATGATTTGTATTAACCCATGTGTTGTAGTTTTCAATCCAATCAGTAAAAGACTTAAAGGTAGTCTGATCTTCTGGTGTGATCTCCACTAAGTTTGGTAACAACTCTACACTTGGAACATAGTATTTGTTACCAGATGCAATCTGTCTTTCATCTGTACCTAACTTAATGAGATGC